AGGTGTTAGGCCGTCTAACAATTCCTGTTCGCGTCTTAGCGTTTCGATTTTTAACGCCTCCAGCTTAGCCTTTACGTCGTTAACGTTCATGTTTTAAGTGTTTAAGTGTTTAATTGTTTCGGAAATTATTTGTGTGAATATTATGGCGAAGCACGTGAAAAGTATGTGCTTTATAATAGCGTATTCGTGCATATTAGCTACGATAAAAAACCAAAAAGCTGTTTGACCTGCAAAGCATTTTTCGCATAAACCCAAGGCGTTAGACACTTTGCCGTTTGTAAACGTCTTTATTTTGTAATAAAGAAAATCGCCGTAAAAATCGAAAATGCCGTCTTTCGCTATTAATATACACGAAAAAACATAAGCAAAAACCGCTAATTGCAACGCCGAAAATATGTCGTAAAAGTTTAGCATGTTTCGGGGTTTAGCTCTATTTCAGGGACGCACATACTCGAAACGTTTGCCACATAATATATCGTTAAACTGAAATAGTCGAAAGGGTGCGTTATATACTGTACATTCGATTCGTCTAAACCAAACTTATCGAAAGGGTCGGGTCTTTTCGGGTCTATCGCTTCTACCTCCAAAACCGCGCTGCTAATGTAGCTGCTGCTGGGTATTTGGTAATTTGCTAAGGTAGCTAAAACCGCTTGTTGCAGATCGGTTAACGTTATTGTACCACCTATTTTTTTAAAGTCGAACCACGCAACTAATTTAAGCCTTCCCGTAATTTGCGAAATATAATTGTTAATGTTTTTGCGTTTAGCGCCTAAATCCTCGAAATAAATAATGCCGGTTTCCGCGCTATTCGGCAAAACGTCTAAATAAGGGTCGTCATTTTCGCAAATTTCCGTGTACCCATCTTTCCTAAATACCCCTTTAACTACCGGAACAATTTGCGCTTTACCGTCTGTTTTAGGTAGCTTCAAAATCTGAATCACCCCCGCCGCTTTTGTTACAAACGGTAAAGTAATTAATTGTTCTGCGAGTAAATTAGTTACATGCTCATTCATGCGATCAAAATTCTTTTAACTTGTTCTTCTAACCACGAAGACGCCGTGTTTTGTACTGTAACTCGTTCACCCTCACTGGCTTCGATTATGCTCTGGTTTTCATAGGCGCTATTTGCGTCTATTTTTTCCTGCGCTGCGGTACTTGTACCGCCTATTGTTATTTTGTAGCTATCCTGGGTTAAATCCGATCGCGTAACCCCAAATTTTTTCCACATTTCGCCGGTAAATTCATACCTTTTGAAATCGGTTTGCAGGTTATTTAACTCGCGAAATGTTGTATAGCTTATCGCCGTTCCGGCACGCTGCAATGCCTTTATTTTCCGTTCTGCGGCTTGGTTTCGGCTTTTGCCTATGTATGCCGCCGCCCGGTTTTTATTTGTGCTGTACGGCGAAAATTTAGCGCCGTCGCTGTCCTCCCCCGTCGTTATTACGCGATTAGCTACTAATGCCGCTAAATCCGACGCGGCCACCTGTTCGACGTATTTAGGTAGCTCATTTTCGACAAACATAATAAGTTTATCTAATGCCGCTATTTGTTCTGCTAAAGTCACGCGAACAACCCTTGTCGTTTAATTACTACTTTGTCTTTACAACCGTAGCAATCGGTATTTTGTAACGGTATTTCGGCAATTACCGCCTGCAAATAATCCGTGTACTTTTTCTGCCATTCGATTAAATTTTCTTCCCAAACGTCGGAAGAAATTAATTTTTTAGGGTCTAAAGTAGGCGTTTTAAAAAACTGGTTTGCAACTTGTACCCCAGTTTGGTAGAACACCGCGAGAGCTAACGCCATCGCATAATTCGAGCCTAAATAGTCTAATTCGCTCTCGCAAATAACCGCGTTAACGTCGCACGCAAAATCCGCCTCTAAAGTTAAACCTAACATTTTATTAGAAGCAAAATTAGGCATATCTTCTAATTCGTCTAAACTGTTAATTACGCTGCTGCCAACCATCGCCCATTTCGCCCACTGCGCATTTCGATAATTGCTGCCGAAATAGTTATTTTTTAGGTTAAAAGATATTTTATTGTCGCCACAACCGCACGACACATTATTATTTTTAGGTAAGTTATCTTCGTCGAATTGGTATACTAAATAGTATTCTAAGCATTCAGCATATTTAGAATATACCGGGTACTTTTTATTTATCGCGTTAGTTTTATGCTTATTTGCAAGCGACGTTACCGCAAAAGTCTCTAAATATCCGTCTACATTGTCGTACAACAGTACGTCAAAAGCGCCCACGTTCTCGAAAATAGTGCCGACCGAACGCAGCGTAAAATACCCCCCTTTTATAGAATTACAAGCGATGCGGACAACCGCGTAATTAGTCGCCGGGTCGTACGTTTCGCGTGCTTTAATTTCGCCTATTACTTGTTGCTGTATTGCATCGCGCTTTAGCTTGTACTGCCGCCCCATTAAAACATTAGTGTCGGCAACGGTAATTTTTACCGCCGTCGCCCGTGCTGCTACTAAGGTATCCCAAAGCGTTTGTCCGCAATTTGGGCTATTTAATAACGCGCCAATATCCGCTAATTCCGACAGGTAAAGCCCGGAAGCGCTTTCAGCATAGTCCTCAGGTCTGCCAGTTTGAAGGCAGGAGCAGTCCTCGTTAGCAAGTCCTATTATATTGTTATAACACTCAAACATTCGGGAATTATTTAAAAACAAAAATAAGGCGCAATTAGCTAAGTATTAAAACCACTGTGCTTTTTATGAAAAAGCGCAGCACCAGTTTCCCAATGCCGCGCTTTTTATGAAAACCTCGAAATTTACGGAGTTGTTCCGTTAATAAACGACAAAACCCCCGTCCGTTCAGCCGTACAGCCGAGCGGATTCAGGAACAAGTCGAAATTAGCTACGAAAGTCCAATCGTGCATAATCGTCGTACCGGAGCAACGATTTGTGTAAAACACGTCGTATCGAACCCCGGGCAGGTTGCGCGAAGCTACGCTATATCGGTCTTGCGACTTATACACCGTAGGTACCGCACCGTAGTAGTTTTTGCTCGCAAAAGCCACCGCACCCCGGTTAATCATGTATGTTTTCGCGTCCGGCGTATTGTACGCGTCCACGTTAAACAAGTCGAAATATGTGCGCATAAATTTAAACGCCGCTGCCGCGCCACTGCCGTTACTGTTGCTTGCGTTTAACATCGTAATAAACTTTTCTTCGAACAAATTCGAGCCCGAAAGCAAAAACGGCGAAGAAAATTTGTTTTGTTTTGAAACGCGGTAGAAATACGCAAAAAGGCGCTCGTTCCAATCCGCAGATTCGATGTAGGTTTCGTCAGCAACCACCGATCCCGTACCGTCAGACACGACGTTTTCACCTTTAAAGGTTTCGAGCCGTTCCATTGTAAACCTTGCGATCTCTTCCGACAGAATTTTATCTGCTTTCAAAATCCCTTTTGCAACCAGGTCTTCGAGGTTGTAATCGTTAGACCGCAACGCGTTTTCGTTAACCGTAAAGCTCCATTTCTGGCACTCGGTTATTGCGTAATCTTTAAAGTCGCTGCCCAGTTGGTTGCCCGCCAAATCGCAGTCATCGCCATCACATGGGACGGGAACTTCGTCGCACATGTTTAACCAATGTACGCGAACAGTACGGTCTTTATCCCCGTCCACCAACTCGCTAACACGGGCATTCTGTTCGGCGAGAATTGCTTTAACTACCTCAACGTCCGCCACAAAATCGGCGTTAATCATAGAATCAGCCCACATGCGATCAGCCTGCAAGACCGATTTTGCCAGTGCTGACGCCGTAAAAGTTCCTGCTACAATAGCCATAAAATTATTTTTTTTGTTGTGAATTAATCCACAACGCCGCCACTTGCGGTGTACGCGTTATGTACGTCGCTTCGTGCCTCCGACGTGGTCGCAAGCAAAATCGCAGCATTATATTCGTCCATATTTGCCGGCACTTTTACAGTACCGTGTGCACCGCCTGCACCGCCGTTGTTACCCCCATTTTGCTTGTTTTCCTGTTTTGCAAAATCGTATTCCATCTCCGCACGTTGCCGCGTAAAATCTTTAAGCGTAACACGGTTTCCATGGACCGTTTCCAGCCTTTTACCGTCTTTACCTAAAATAACAAAATCGTCTTTTACACCTTCGACAGCTTCAAATTCGTAGCCGTTTAGGTTGTGTAAAAAGCGGTTTCGCTGGTTTGTAGCTTTCGTAGCGTCGGTGGATAATACCGGCTTTAGTTCGTCGAAAAAATTTAGCACCAAACCAGAAACCTCGCCAAACGTGCTCTTCGCCTTTTCGGCTTTTTCGCGTTCGATAAGTTCGTTTTGGTACGTTTCTTTCAGCGCCTCTAATTCCGCTTTTTGCGCGTTTTCCAACTGCAAAAATAAAGGGTGTTTTTTAATATTGTCTTCCGAAAAATCCTCCGTTTTAGGGATTTTCTGTTCGGCAATTGCGGTTAAAATTTGGTCGAACGTTAGTTTTTCCCCGGTAATACCGAATTTATTTACTAACGCGTTTTCCATTTTTCTCCGCTCCTCTTTTGTCGCTTTAGCGTGCGCCTCGTTAAAAATTGTAGTAGTGTCTACCGCCTTTTTTAACGTGTTAACACGCGATTTGTCTTGCTCCAAAAGCATTTCAAAAGCGTCGGGTTTTAGCTCCCGTTCGCCGGCCTCAGATTTTTTTGTAAGCAGTTCTGCCGCTGCTTCCTCCGTTAAACCGTACGCAGTTTGCGTAAAGTCTAAAAGCATTTTAATTAGGTTAATTAAGTCCATAAAGGTATTACGTTATTCAGTTAATTAAAAAATTACAGTGCGTTTTCTTCTCGTACCCCGTTAAGTGCGTTTTCTTCTCGTACCCCGTTAAGTTCTGCGTCCAATTCGTCCATACGTTTTTTTAGCGATGTGGTTTGTTTTATCGCGTAGGCTTTCTGAAAAAGACGCCACGCGCCGTCTAAATCGCCCACTTTTTGTAGTTGCGTCCCTTGCTTTACCGCAATTTCGTATTCTGCCACCTGCGTCATTACCGCCGCTTCCGGCGCCGTATCGGCTTCTACTACCGTGTACCGTCGCGCCGTGCCGTCGCTTTGCAACTTCGCCCACGTTGCCGCCGAAATCGGGTAATTTTCGCCGGTCGCTCTGTTTTTCACTATCATTTTTTTACGTTTTTACTGAGTTCTGCAATTCGGTTTATTACGTGTTCATTTAACTGGTCTTCCGCCGCTTCGTACAGTTCCAAGGCGCCTACAAAATCGTTTTCGGTATACGCCTTATCGGCTTCTACCACCGCAGCGTCTATCCCTTTTGCAGGTTTCAGCGCTTTCGCTTTTGCCCAAAGCGCCTGCGCAGCGGTAACCTTCTTATCTTTTTCCAGCCCCCTTGCGCGTTTAACAAGCTTCTGATACTCAACATCATCTTTCACATTTACCGCGTTTCCCGCGTTTTGGTACTGTTCCCGCGTTGCGGGTTTCATGCCGTCCCAAATAAATTTAGTGAAGCGGCGCTGGCGCCCTGACCCCAGCTCCGTGACGTGAACGTAAGGCGATTCCGTGGATTTTGCCATTGTAATTTAATTTAAGTTAATAAAAGATTGTTGCATACGCGTAAAATCCGCTAAAGCAGATTGGTAATTATAATTGTCGTGCGTTAATTCAAATCGATCCATAAACATAAAAATCGCCGCTTTTACCGTTAAATTCGGCACCGCCTCGCGGGCACCTACGACAAATCCGAACATTAGAAGCGACAAAGCGCTTTTTTTGTACAAATCCGGTATAGGTTTTAAAACTTGTGCTTGCTTGCCATTCATCAGCTTTGTTTTTTAATAAATTCGTCGTAAAGTGCTTTTGTAATGTACCTTATTCCATGCCTGCATCGGTAACGCCCCCTGTCTATCAGGGGATTATAGCGCGCTTTGGTTTTTTGGTCGGGCAATGTTGAGTCGTCTTTCCAGGTTACTGTATCCGATACTTTATACGCTTTCCCCGCTCTTTTTCGGCAAAAAGCTCGCGTGGTTTTAATTATCGAACCCTCATAAATAAAATGGCTTAAATTAAGTTCGTGCGCAATTTGCTTATTAACAAAACTGTCAATTTGCGCAAAAGAATCTACAGCGTATTGGTCGAAATATTTAGCCATCGCACCGGAAACGTTTTTGTTGCCGACAATTAAATTTTTAAACCCCTGCTGAAATTGCAAAAACGGAACGTCCCCCGTTAAACTCGAAAGCACGTAATCTTTTAACTGCTGCCGCACCTGCGCGGTTTTGCCTAACTGGTACAAGTACCCGTTTTTATTGAGGTTTCCGCCCACCGTAAAACCCAATTTTCGCGTTAATGCTACCTTATCGTTTAATATTGTATTTACTACGTTATTCGTAAAACCTAATTCTTTGTAGTATTCACCGCTTAATTTAGCGGTGTTTAAAATATTGTTTATTACCGGTGTTAATATATCCCGGTTTAGGGCGTTGCCTAATTTATCGAATAATTCGTCTATACTATTTAATAGCGTGTCGTTTTTATAGCTGCTAATTATAACCCCGTCTTTAAGGTCGAAAAGTGGGTAAAATTCATCCAGTATTAACGAATATATTTTTAACTGGTGCGCCAATACATTAGCACTTAATTGCGTTTCGCTCTCCGCAATTAAGTTAAGTTTTTCCTTAAATATTTCTATCGCTGTCGGCATAAAAATACAGTTTGCCCGGCAATTCAGGCGTAAATTGCCGGGCTACCTTTTATACTTCGTTTTGCAGTGCGTTTAGCGCGTCAATTGCGCCGTCGATTTCAACCGTAGCGGCGAACAATTCTACGCCCGCTTCGGTCAAGCCGGGAATATTCGACGTAAAAAAACCCCCGAATAGCTCCACCATTTTTTGCCTGTCTTCTTTAGACATTTCAGGCTTTGTCGTGTTGGCGGCAAATTGCACAATGGCGTTTCCCACCGCCGTTAGCGCGTCTGCGTCGGTGTCTTCGTTAGCGTCTGCCGACGTTTCAAACGCGATACCCGCCCGCGTAAGCCGGGCTGAGGCGTTAATCACGTTCTCCGTTGCGAGTTCGGCTTCGTCGTTAGTGAAGTCCGTTTTTGCGATAATCATCTCGGTAATTTGCTCAGAAATTCCCATCGGTATGTATTTAAAAAGTTAAAAAATTACTCTAATGCTAACACCGGCTCGGGCGTTTCGGCGTCTATTTCCGCCTTTATTTCCGCCACTTTTGCGTAAAGCGCTTGTCTTTGCTTATCACGCGGTAGCAGGTAAAAATTTTGCTGTTTTCCCGCGTAATCTAATTCCAACAAGTCGAAAATACTGCCGTAATTAGCGTACAAAATTTTATCGGTATTTTGCACGAATGCCGACGCCATTAGCAACAATATTTCCGATTGCGTTTTCCCGGAAAATGGGTTATATAATTGTTGCGTTTGGTAACGTAGTAATTCTATTGGCCTGTCGTGGTATATAATACCCGCAACGTCGTCGTTAAAATGCGCAGTTAACGTGGGGTTATTTAGGTTAACCGCTACCGACAAATCGAACATTAAATCTTCCAAAGACTTTAATTTTAAATCTTTGTCGAATTTAAACCCTACCACTAAATTATCCGCGCGATCTATTAATTTCGCAATTGTCGTAACACCAAATACCCAGGTATATGCTATTGCTTCCGAAAATGGGTATAAAGTATCGTATACGTTTTGCATATCTAAGTTTTTGCCCGTCGCCGTGTCGGCTATTTCCTGCCGGGAAAAAACATCCGAATTAAACATAATTTGCTTACACTTTTGCGTAAGTCGCTCTATATATTCCTCCTGCCATTTTACGATCTCCACCGGGGGATAAACGTACGTAATAACATCGGTTATTTTTATCGCATTTTCCCGGTTTTCCGGCAGTTCTAAAACAATTGCATCCTGAGCGCTAAATGCCGTCTTTTTAAACCCTGTGCCTAAACATGTACCGCAAAGGCTCCCATCCGTCGAATGTCTACCTTTATAGCAGCTTTCGTCGTCACACTTTTCACTCATTTTTACGACCTGGGGGAACGCTAAAAGCGCTGCGACTAAATCAAATTCGCTATTCGCTTTTATTGTTTTTAATAGATGCGCTTCAACAGCATATAACATGCTAACCATAGTTTCGCCGTTCGTAGCCAAATCCCGGCAGTAGCCCACGCGAAAAGCCGGAACGTGGCCTAAATTGTGCGGCGCCGCCGATTCGAGAAACTGAAACACTTTGCCGTTAAGCTTTACAGCGTTTATTATCGCGCCTTTATAAACCGTTTTTATTACGCCACCGTCCACCGGCAGCGCGTTAGATACGTCGTTTTCGGCGATTTGTAGCAACTGGAAAGTTTCATTTTTTCCGTATGCCGTGTATTTTTTCCCTTCCGTTTTACCGTCAGTGGGGCGACGCAAAACCGGAATATTATCCGCCATCATATTATCCGTGGCGTATAAATGCGATTGTTCGACAATTAAATACTGTAGCGTATTGTTTTCGTAGGTATAATCAACCGCCGCACGGCTGGAAACCTCGAAAGGATAAGGCTGTAAAAGTTCTACCGTATTGTCAAATGCCTGCCACTCGAATACCACAAAACTGTTTGGGTCTGTGGCGTTTAGCTCTATATAGCGGGCATATATATAAGCATCGTACGAGGCGTCACCCCAAAAATTCCCTAAAACGTCTACTAATTCGCGTTTTAAGTTTTCCGCATTTTCGCCGGTATAGGTTAACGTTTTTCGTGCGGCATTAGACCTCGGAATTTTAAAGAAAATGTCCAACAGATTTTTACAAACTCCGACCGTAATGTGCTGCGTTAGGTTAACGCGCTGCGCAAATTCGGCCGTATCTTCCCGGCGTACAAACTGTTTTAGTAGTTTGGCTATGTCTTTGCCCGCAACTAATTGCGTGTACAAAGTCGCTTTATCTACCGTATACGCGTAGTGCTTATGTCGCAGGTCAAATGCGACGACCTGAAAAAGGCGGTTTATTAATTGTTCCCTATCCATAGCGCAAATATAATTAAAATACTTTTAAAATGCCGGGTAAATAAAGGCTTAAATACTTCGCAAAATGCATAGTCGAAACTATCCGACGTGTGCCCGTGCGGCTCGTAGGTAGTTCCGTTGTCTTTATTTGTTACCCGCTCTTTTTTCTTTTTCCCGTTAATGTCCTCTTTCAGGAACTCGAAATCTTCTACCGACCTTCGGCAGCGGTTATCTATAAGTACTTGTATATCGTAAACGCCTTCTAAAGCGTTGTTTATAAAGTCCTTACGATTAATTACGGAAGGATGTTTATACGGTACGCGTTCGCTATTATTGTTTAGGTATTTCCTAAAAACCCTTTTGACTATTTTGTAGTCGTGTTCTAAACCCCGCGTATCGCCGTGCCGCCCTGACGGATCGCCGTAATAAAATAGCCCTTTAATACGACTGCCATATTTACGAATTATTTCTAAACAAAGCCGCTCGGTTTTATTCTGCGGATTTTCTAAACAAAATTCGTCGAATTGCCCAAACAGCTTTTTGCCGCTGGGCAAATCTTTAACTTGGTATAACGTAGCAGTTATGTACGGCACAACATTTTGGTCGAAACTTACATGTATCGGTAGGTTTTCGTCGAAATCCACCGTGCCTACGTGTTTTAACCGGTCAAAGCTGCTGTAAAATTCACCCCCCGCTTTAACGAAAGGATTTGCAAAAATTAGCTTTTTAGCGCCTTCTATGCTATTGTTATTTTTTATCGTGTTAATATAGTCTTTCGGTAGGTTTTCGGCATTATGGTAAGTCGAGCTAATTACAACACATTTATCGTTAAACTCTTTTATAAAAAATTCGCCTTCGTTATATATTAAATTGTTTATTTCCGGAAAATGGTTGTGAAGATCGAACCATTCATTTATCCAGCGGACTTTTGCCGGCGAAGTTAAAATATATAACGGGTTAAACCCTCTATTATATTCGCCTAAATCGCCGTAACGCTGCGAGGTTAATTGTCCATACGCATCTACATAAATACCGGGTCGGCGGAGTCGGGTGATAATCGTATCTTTTACGTCCTCCTCCCTGCTATCTTTTGTTTCGTCTAATATAGCCCAACTAAACTCTTTTCCGTCGTGCGCTTTAGAGTTGTCTAAGCTGCCTTTAAATATTATAGCGCCCGACCGGAACGATATTATACCGTTATAGTCGTCGAAATTATGGTGCTCTAAATTAAAATATTTTGGTGGTTTTTTATTAACGGTATAATCTATATCTTCCTTCCAGCCATATAAAATTTGCCATACTTCGCGCATTCTATAAAGCGTCGAAGTGGTTAATTGGTTGTAAGTATTTGCGCCAACAAAGCCGAAAGCTTCCGGAAAAGCGGTAACAAAATGCCCGCTCAACGCGCCGCCTAAATGCGTTTTGCCGCTACCCACGCCCGCTAAAAACAAATTTACAGGCTGCGTAGAAGTTAAAATATATTCTTGCGGCTTACTGAATTTCATACTCCACAATTTAAAATAGGGGCTGGCATGAACGCCAACCCCGGTAATAAGCAATTGTATTGCTTTACCCCCTTACTTCTTTGTAGCCGTCGGTTGGATGACCGTTTCGTTCGCGTCTTTCGCAAATAGGCCGATGAAAAATGAAATTACACTCATAATCACAAACGACCAATTGGGCACTGTGGTGACGTCGGTGTCCAACCACGCGATAAGCGTGTCCGTTGCGGCTGTAAGAAGCGCCAATACCCCCAACGCCGTTGTTTTCCAAGATTTTAACATTAGACTTTAATTTAGTCCGCTAACGGTTCACCCGCTTTACGGTAGTTAATAATTAAATTTTGCACGTTACTCGTTACTATTTCTTTTGCGTTTGTAGTAACGTCTACACGCTTTATAAACAGACCTTCCTGTTTTCCTAACAATTCTAACGCTTTAAGCTTGTCGTAACACTCGATCTCTATTATCTGCCCCGCCATGTCTTCGCCGTCTGCGGTTTTAATTTTGCTAATTTTTATTTTCCTAATTTGGCCGGTATTTACCATATCTTCCAAATCGCGCATTACAACGTTTTGCCCCTCCGTTTTTAATATATCGCGGACATTTTGGAACGCTATAATACGAACTTCGTCTAATATCCGCTCTGGGGTTACGCCGGTTTGCAGCTCCATTTCGGCTTTTAGATGCGCTATATATGTTTGTGCCTGGGGTTTGTTTAATATAGTTAAAACGAGTGTATCTTTAGCCGCTTTCCCTTTACCGCCGTTTACGCGCGCCCGGGCAAGCGCTTGCAAAGGCTTAAAATCTACCATAAATTCGCGGCAAAACCGTACCTCGTACCCCAACAGGGCATTCAGCGTCTCGGTTAATTTTTGGCTGTCTAAAAGCATTCTGCAAAAATACAATAATTAATTTAATCTTCAAACCCGTTTTGCGCGTACCAGCTATATTTTACTATCGCCGGATATTTTTCTATGGTTGGCACGCGCAAAAAGCGCCAGACAACTTCGTCGCCTGAATCTACAACCCCGTTTTGCGCAGACCACGTACATTTTTCAAGTTCTGGTTTTCCGAGCTCCAAAATGTCCGACGCATACCAATCATAAATTTTTGGGTGAACCGCTTTCACCACCTTATCGAAATCTTCAACCGCCAATGAATTGGCGTGTGCCCCGTTCACGATTTTACAAATTACGCTATATTTTACGCGCTGCGATTTGTAAATTGGCATTAAAATGGTGCGCATGTTATATGCTGTACCTGTGTCCAACGAAATGTTTCTTGCCTTTTGCATTTCCTGCACTTCATTTACTGCCACTTCCCGGAATACGTCCGTTACTTTTTCCGTGAAGAGCTCCCAATTATCTCGCCTAATCGCTTCGGCGTAAACTGCTAATAGTTCCGAAGCGTGTTCTTTTGCTTTTTTCATTTTTTGTTTTTTATTGCGTCTTTCAGCACCGCGTGCGTGAAATACACCCCATCAGGGCATTCAGGGTGTCGGTTAATTTTTGGCTGTCTAAAAGCATTCTGCAAAAATACAATAATTAATTTAATCTTCAAACCCATTTTCCGCGTGCCCGCTATAGAAAAATATCCCGCGAGAGAAAACTATAGCGGGCGCGCGGAAAAAGTGCCAGACATATTCACCATCCTGAACGGGTGCAAGATAGTCGTCTTTCAAAACATTTTCGGGAATTTCTTCCCCAGGCCCAAACCTATTTATTTTAATCTCCGTTTCTTCCGTTTCGGGGCTGACAAGTACCCACATGGATAGCCCGCCCTCTTGCAACTGAATATCCAGTATTTTAGATTTTACAGGCATTTTAACCAGTTGCGTTCTCGCTTTTTTTAGCGTGAATTTCCAGAATTTCCAGATTTTCATGGGCGTGTTTTTTTTATTTTTTCAGCAATATTGCCGACGCATACCACTCATAAATTTTTGGGTGAATAGCTTCCACCACCTCATCAAAATCGGTAATCGCCAGTAAATTGGCGTGTGCCCCGTTCACAATTTTACAAATTACGCCATATTTTTCACGCTGCGATTTGTAAATTGGTATTAAACCTGTGTCCAACGAAATGTTTCTTGCCTTTTGCATTTCCTTAACTTCATTTAATACCACTTCCCAGAATACGTCCGTTACTTTTTCCGTGAAGAGCGCCCAATTTTCTTGCCTAATCGCTTCAGCGTAAACTGCTAATAGTTCCGAAGCGTGTTCTTTTGCTTTTTTCATTTTTTATTTTTTATTGCGTCTTTCAGCATCGCGTGCGTGAAATACACCCCGAAAGCGCCTTTAAGCTGATTGCACAAAACCCGCAAAACGGTAGAGGGGTTTTTGTTTTTGTTGGGTCGCACCAAAACGCCGCCATCCACTTCTTCCGTCTGCCAATATTCCGGAAGGGCAGAAAGCTCGACACAAATTGCGGCTGTGCTAACGCGCAAGTTTTCGACTTTTACGAACAGGTCGCCGCCGTAGTCGCCCGTAACGGTAATGCTCATCGTCGGATATATAACTCCATCCCCCCGTTCGGGCGTATAGGTCTGGAGGTGGATAACCTGATCTACTTCGAGCGCGGTGGCATAAGCGGCTTTGGGTGAGTCCACAAAACGAGCTTGCGCAGCACCGATAATCGCAGTTGCCATTATGGCGAATAGCGAAATTACGAAAACGATGAATTTGTTTTTCATTTTCTTAAAAGTTTGATTTTTCTAAATGTTTAAGGTTTGCAATTATGGCGCGATTTTGCCGGATTAGTAGCTGCGATCCCGGGCGCGAATATCCAGCTAAAATGGCCGCATCCTTTATGCAGACATCTTTTGCAACGAGCGCGCAAAAAACGCTTTGCTTTATCGTTAAGTTGCACCATTGCAACTCCGGCCAACCGGGGCGGGGCTCTATATCGTTTTGCCTACGCAACACGAAGCTTTCGCTAAGTTCGGCCATAAAAAGCGCAATTTGTTCGTTTTTGAGTAGCGTCTCGCCGGACATGCCCGGGGGCAGCCGGATTTTTGCGTGCATGGCCGCTTCTGCTGCGCTGTAGCCCACTTTCTCCAGTATACAGAACGCGTGCTGTTGCAGCGGCAAATAACGCGTCAGGGTCGTTGCAGAAGCGGCAACCTGCCGACGGGCGGTTCCTCGGGACTGCTTTAAAAGCTGCTTACCAAAATACTCCCAGCTTTTTGCGTATGGCCGAGCTTGATATGCGTATTTGGCCGAAAGGTCTATCGGCATACCGAAGGTGAAGTATGCATCGCAGAAGAGGGTTAATGGATTTCTGTTCATGCGCGAAATTTAATAAGGTTTTCAATACCGTCCTAATTATTAGACGATTATTTTAAAAAAAACAAGAAAACAAGAAAACAGGATTTCCTATGCAGTCTTAACTACTTATGTTACTTTCTGTACTATACCCTATAATACAAAAAGTAACAAAAGTAGTT